TATCCTCATAGTTCATGCGGATCACCAAGTGCATATCATCCTCATAGATCCCATCGCGCTCCAGTTGCTTCTCGAACGGCTTGATGAATCTTTCGGAGAATGCGTCAGTGCTAGACCTCGGGTTGCCTGACAGCCATATCTGACTGCCCTGCTCCCGGAGCGTAGGGGTTAGAGCCTTGAGGCTCTCGAAGGATATTGTCTGCGCCTCTTCAATCCAGAACAGATTGAAGCCGAACATTGACTTGACCGCCTCCACGTTGCGAGCCAGACCCCTGAATTTGAAGGCTACCTCACCGTTGAAGAGTATCTGGTTGTTCTGGACCTCGAAGGCATCGAGCCCGTAGGACTCTATCTGAGCCGCCAGGAGGCTGTGTACGGAGTCATCTATGGAGTTCTGAAACTCTCGGAAGGCTCCAACCTTCTGCCCGTTGAGAGCTTTCAGGAGGCTCAGGGAGCCGAGCCCGTAGCTCTTGCCGCTTCCCCGGCCACCGTATACAACGACAAAGCGCTGCTTGGCATCCAGGACCGGCAGCAGCTTTGGTGCGATCTGCAGCTTCATTCGATCTCTACGGTAGACTTCCTGATGGCGATAGCCCTGCGCTGAGACTCAGCCCGTTGCTTTGTGTTATGACCGCCGCCATCAATCGCTTTACCGTTATCGTTCTTCGCTATTGTGCCATCGGGCTCCACTAGCCTGTATCGCTTACCTATGCGCTTGATGCTAATCGGCATCGTCTAAGTCTCCTGGTTGTACTACCTCGATGGTTACATGGTAGTCCTTCTCGATCGGCCTACCCTCTGGTCCTGAGATCTCCTGACGGCTCTTCTCTGTCCATCCCATCCTCTGAGACAGCCAGAGCTTCATGCTCGCATGATCGCCCTCCATAGCCTTGTCATATAGCTTCTCAACCATAATGATCCCGGCTCTGGTCAATCCACGCTTGTAACTATCAGAAACGCGCTTATCCCGCTTCATGATTTCCTTTAACGTATTGACGCTAATACAGAAATAGTCAGCGAGCTGCTGCTGCGTTAATGATGGAGCAAGCCTCTCAACCTCGGCGATCTCTTCCTCGGTGAAGACTCTCTCTGGCCTAGCCATAACGCTCTCCGCAGTAATCCGCTCCTGGCGGTATACCAACATAATCATGCCCGGTTGCTTCCCACTCCCATCTCTGGGCGCATAGGCTGTCAACCGCGCAGCCGGGAAGTATTATAGCAAACATCAGCAGTATTCTACGCATATCAGGCACTCCACATATTTAACTGGTTTTCATCAATGTTTTGCTTTTTTACACCATCGGAATACTGCTCCCACGGCACTGACTTAAATATTGCCTTATGGTTGACCCATCTGGTGAATTTCGCCTGATACATATCTTCCTTGTTGTACGGCATAACGAATGGATCGCAACCGTAATCTCTTAGAACCTCTACCCTGTGCAGGTCTTGCTCTGGGGTTGAGTGATATCCAATCAGGACATAGAAAGCCATCTGGTGAGCCTTGAGACCTGCCTCTAAGCAGATATTGATTCCCTTGTGGATCAGCTTCTCATGCCTCGGATCATCCCACGCAAAGTGGACCTGCTTTTTCTTTCCAGACATATTCCTGAACCTGACACTCGCCACAGCTTCAGCCTGATCTGGCTTGATGTTTCGTATATTCAATCCCTGGCTGAAGTTCACCCTCAAGTCCAAGTCTTGAAGCTCTTCAATCCTTTTAGCCCACTCAGGATTTCCAAAGAAATCATTATCTAGCAGCAGAATGAAGTCACTGTCCCTCTGGGTCCATATCTCTGGGATCGTCATCACTCCGTATGGCTTTCCCTCTTTCTCTGGAACAACGCAAAAAGAACACTTTAACCTGCATCCTCTCATGGTGAAGCCGATGTTGTGCGGATAGTTATAGATTGAATAGTCTGGGACCATATCCTCAATTTCTTCAGGCAATTCCTTTTTCATATCGTAACCAGTGCCACCGATCACCATTTTTTCTGGGTTCAGCATTGATCCATCAGAGAAGTTGAATATCTTGCTTGCGTAGATTTTGTCATATTCCGATTGGAATAAAGGAGAGTACATTTCAACGCTATCACCCTGAGACTTATGCCATGCTGATATCTTCATCAGGGCAAGGTTGGGTATTTTGCTGTCAACGTCATAGATGGCAATGCGCATATCAGCTCCTTGACCTGCTGTAGTAGTTCACCCATTGCCTGACGGTAGACTCGGGTATCCCCAGGACAGTGGATATCTCCTTGACGGGCTCTCCGAAGTCGTAATGCTCCATCCTGACAGCCATCACCAGCCAATCCGGGTACTTCTTCCCCTTGCCATGCTTCTCGCCGTATGGCGGACCCATGCGTATATCACTCATCCTCACTACCCCATTCATTGTACTTCGCAAGGTACTTGTTGAAGTACCACTCCATCTTTTTTAAGTCCTCCATTTCGTTCTTATACTTATGCCGGTGAAGGTACTTATGCACGTTTCCGAGCAGGTATCCCCTGAATTCCGCAGTGCTTAACTGTTGCTCAATATAATCAATGCACTCGATACCCTGTATGGCATAGTGATCAGGACTGTTTACTGGATCGTTTTTCATACGAATGCCCTTATGATTTCCGCCGCGACTTGCGGGACAATGGCGTTACCCGCTCCGCGCAGTATGCCCACTCGATTGGGTATCCCATGAGCCAAAGGGAAAACCTCGGGTTCAATTGGGATGGCGCGGACTTTTCCGTCTTTGCATTGCACTGCCTGACAGCGCCCCCAAGTGTTGTGCCATTGGTCTTGCTGTACTGGCCCGCCATCTGAGCGTTGTCCTGAGTTGTCACTGTCGGCCAGAGAGTCGTTGCCTGCGTATTCAGCCCGCCGCTCCGCTTCCCGTCCAGTTCCCTCGTTCCATTGGTGTCCGATGTCGTTGGAGTCAGCCATATTGAGCTTGCCAGCATTGATAACTCGATTGATTTGCCCTTCTTGATCCGATTCTGAACCGCCCCGCTGTCGTAATGACCGCGATTCCGATTGTCGCTCGCGCATGGTGTCGGCCATCCCATCAGTTGCGCCGTCACATCCAGGGTGTCCACACTCCACTGGCCGTTTCTGATCCTGCCCCCCGGATAGCCGCCCTTGTGATCCCTCGCCGATGCTGTCGGCCAAGCCGAGATCGTTGACGCCATCGCTCCGAGTCCGTTCTGATAGTTCTCCCGATACCGATTGCATGCTTTCGATCCGTCCGTGTGCATCGGTGTCGGCCATTTCGCCACATCTTCCATCAGATGAACACAGTGCGCCATCTTGTCGGATCTCCCGCTGTTCACTACGCTCGGAGCCGCCCCATCCTTGCCGTCCCGAGCCGCTGGCGTGGGCCACGATCCAGAGCCTATCCCTTTTGTGGAGAGCGCCGACACCTGAAGCTGGCAGTACCGCCGCTGCGCAGGCGTAGTTTTCTGCTTCCAAGTCTTCTTGCAAGGAATCAAGCCAGCCATGCCTGATAGCGGAGCTAACTTGCTCTCCAAATATGATTGAAGGTCTGCACTCTCTGACGAGATTGAACCAGACGGGCCAGAGATGTCGCTCATCGTCTGTCCCTTTCTGCTTTCCTGCGACTGAGAACGGTTGGCAGGGCGGTGATCCTGTCCACATTGGTCTGTCATCTCTCCATCTAGCAAGTCTAGCTGCATATGCCCACCCTCCTATTCCGGCAAAAAAATGGCACTGAGTAAAATCTTTTAGGTCTCCTGGCTCAACATCAACAATGCTTCTGGTATCTACCTCACCATCCGGTATCAAGCCGTCTTTAATAAGCTCTTTAAGCCATTCCGCTGCGAACGGCTCAAACTCATTGTAATAGTTCATAACCCCTTCTTCTCCCTTATCTCGTTCCTGCGCTTAGCTAGTCGATACCGCTTCATCTCACTAGCCCTTATCACTTCCCCGCGGCTCTCTTGTGCCTCATAGATCATCACATAGAGCAGGTCATCCTCTTTTGTGCTCTTGAGCTTCCAATCAGGATCTGGAGCAAACTTACCTTCGCTGTCTCTGAACAGCACTCCAGGCTTCAAGCCTAGCTCCCGGACCACATCAAGTCCAGAAGCCCCACAGGCATGGCAGTGCATCAGCACCTTACCGTCAATCTCTGATAGCTTCAAAGCTGGGTGAGTGTCTTCGCCGTGTACCGGGCAGCTTGCTCTGTAGCTAGACCCATGCTGTCTCACCCTCTTCAGGAATGGCAGGATGTCATCTAGCACCGTTCGGTCTCCTTGCAGACTTGATCTGCGCGTAGGTTATGAAGTTCATCACATCTTTTGACTTGCAGACCTCTGGGGTCCGATCAAGCCCTACCGGCCAGACACCAAACTTCTCACGATACTTGTGGCTTGCCCAGCCCGGATTGAACCCCTTCCTGTGGCAGTAGTCCATCAGTTCAGATATCCAGCGCTGCTTCATCTGCTTCAGGGTCTCACCATCCGCCAGTACCAGCTTGGACCCGTCATCCTTCAAGACCTTCACATCCCCCGGAAGTACATAACCGCACTCGCATCTCCGCCCCTGGAAGGCCGATGTGCATTCAGGGCAGGTATGAGTAATCGGCTCTTTATCCTTCTTCTTGACCTGATCTAGCTCCCTGAACCGCTTCTCACCGTCATCCAGACCCTCGGGCTCCAGATCCTCTGGGAAGCCGAAGTGGCTCACATTGCCCGCATGGTCCAGATAGGTTGCCCGCTCCTTGCCCTCGGCAAGCCTCCATATCCTACCGGCTCGCTGAACGAACGCGATCGCTGACTTCGTGCGGAAGCAGTCTATGAGTATCTCGCAACCTGGATCATCCCATCCAACCCCGAGAAGACGGCTGCAGGACATCACCTTGAAGTCCCCGCGCTCGAAGTCCCGATAGAGCATCTCCCGCTCATCATATGGCGTGTAGCCGTCAATATGTGCTGCAGGGATGCCTGCCTCATTGAATCTTTCCACTAGGTTCTTGCTGTAGGCAATATTCGGTGCGAACGCCACTGCCCTGCGGGTCAATCCGTTAGAGTGGTCAATGTAGTTCTGAATGATGTCCCCGGCGAGCTCTTCATCCTCTAGCATCCTGTTGCCCAGATCCTCCGGGTCATAGTCAGTGCCGCCAGTGCTGAGCGCCTTTGTCTTCACGCCCTTCACATCAACACTCTTGCCGACATAGTAATCACAGGGGGTGAGCCATTTCTTCTCGATCAACTGCCTGGTGGTTATCGGGACCACTACATCGGTGAATATCTTCCCTAAGCCCTTGCTGAATGGCGTAGCCGTCAAGCCTATGACCGGGACCGCATTCCATACCTCTAGCTTCTCCGCGAGAGACTTGTAGATAACGTGCGCCTCATCAATTATTACCAGATCAGTGTCCGGCCACCATCTACGCTTGACTAGGGTTTGTACGGATGCAATCTGGATAGGAGCCTCGTATCCATCAGACAAGTGGTGCTGCGCCTGAATCACGCCAAACTTCAGGCCATGCTTGCTGTAGGCTGAGATTGACTGCTCTACCAGTTTGATGCGGTCACAGATGAACAGGACTCGCTTGCCCTTATCAACTGCAGACTTAGCGATCGCTGCTGCAGTTATGGTTTTCCCAAAGCTACAAGGAGCAGCCAGGATCACCCGCTTGTGGCCTTGCGCCATTGACTCCCGGACCATCTCAATCGCCCGGACCTGATGCTCTCTTAAATCCATATCAGCACCATCGCCAGAAACCCAAGCATCACAGCATGGGCTCCTAATAGAGCCAGAAGCTCGGTTAAATCACTTACCTGCTTTTTCATCCCTTTCTCCGATTGACTCACGACTTTTGAAGTAGAAATCGCAGTTGCGATTTATTTTTTTCCAGTTGCGATTTTAGAAATCGCAGTTGCGATTTATTTTTTTCCAGTTGCGATTTTAGAAATCGTCTTCAGGTTCAAGGAGGCGTTTCAATGCCTTGTTTGAGTTGCGGACAAATCTGCTATTTTTTTTTGGACTTTTGTCCTTGACTGTCAGTTTACGGACAAATGTCCCATTTTTTTTCGGACTTTTGTCCTTGATTAAAAGCCCGTATCGTGGGCTAGACGGCCTGATCACCACTCTCATCTGGCTCAGACTGCGGGTGTTTGGGAGAACCAACTACTAAAAAACTCCCCGCACCGCCCGCTGACGTTCTCTACCACGAAACCCGCAATCAAGCGGGTTAAGGGCCAACGCGGCTGTTGTATGCTGCCTTTCGCGTTGTTGGGTATGACGGCGGGAGTTAAGTAATCGCGCAGCACCCGCCTACCGGAGTTATCTAAATGGAACGGCTCTAGCCTCCCACTCTGTCCATGCCTCGGGCTCGAAGTCCGTGAGCTTCAGCTCAGCGAGCTTGCGATACCGCTTCTCGACTCTGATCCTGAATTCGTTTGCGATCCGATCCTTCTCAGCCCGGTCAGCACCGAGCAGATCAGCACTTAGGCCAGGAAGGATATCCTCATCCTCCATCGCATCATCCCAAACATCTTCCTTGCCCCAGATGTCTATGAGAGCCTCGATCACTTGATCCAGGACGCAATCCTTTGGAGCGTACTCTCCGAATTGGATAAGGTTATCCACGTTATCCAGGACGATACTGAGCAGCCTGCGGTATTCCTGTTGCTGCTTTTGCTTGACGATATCATTCATCGCGCAGAGCCCTCCTGATCTGTGACTGAAGGTCATGCAGCAGTTCGACCTTCTTGTTGTCGCTGTCATCCGCTATGGTTCGGGTAAAGAAAGTAATCTCCAATGTATTACCGTCTTCATCCTTAGCGGACAGCTCTATCCATTCGCCATCGGAAACCAAGTCGATTGATGTTACGCGATGTTGACTAAGTGAAATTGACATATTTTTCTCCGATTTTTGGTGTGTTTGCACCCAGAAACCCGCAATTAAGCGGGTTGGTGGTGTGCATTTACACATTGGTCTTGTGTATATACACATGTTGATTGCGGGATGCCCCTAGCTCTTGGTGATGCGAGCGCTGATGACTTCCTGCAGCTTGGTGTGGGCAGTTATAAACTGCGGTGACAGTTTGGCTCTTACGGCCTTCATATCAAGCGTCTTGCGCTCTGCCACAGAGATGGTCAGGACTCCGCGCTTGCCTTGATACTTGCCTGCGCCCGCCTTCTTGTAGCTGGCGATCAGGGTTTGCTGTTGAGACTTGAGTTCAGCGATCTGCTGGTCCAGGTCAATGATTTTGTCAATATCTGTCATTTCTTTCTCCGGTTTTGGTGTGTTTCTACTGCCAAACCCGCAGTTAAGCGGGTTGGTAGGTTGTTAATCAGCTAAGACCCACGGGTCATCTATGGCTCCATCGACATACATATCGACTGTGCCTATGGCGCATTCCAGCCATTCTTCCTCTGGAACATCTGCGCTGTTTTCCTCCGCAACATGAACCAAACGCCAGTCATCAAACTTCTTGTCCTTATTCACTTTTTCAACGTGCTGCCATAAAGCTCTGGTTCGATCACAGTGATCTAATGGCTCGTTGTTCATTCGTTTTTCTCCGGTTTTGGTTCGGCCCACCGCCTCCCCACAATTTGCATTCTACACGAACCACATACCGGTGCAACACTTTTCACACATTTATTTCACAACGCGTTCCCGGCCTATTGCCTTGTCGAATCCGCGGCATCCAGGGCAGTACCATCCCTGCCTAAATGGCTTGTCTTTTTCATCATATCCAATGACCTGCACCGCTACTTTTCCGCAGTGGCAGGATTTGTTTTCAAGCTGAGTCATACATGATCCTTAGTTATGCTGCTGTTAGGAGCCTGAGATATTACAGGGCAATACTCACCCTAGCCGGAGCCGAAGCCCCGGTTTAGTGATATGCCGCCGTCAGTCGCCGTCGAAGACAGGGGAAGGGTCATAGGTAGGTACACCCTTCTCGGTAGATTACGGCCCATACGCGCCGCCTGAGAGCGTTCTACCGCGCCAGATTTGCGTACTGCCGAAGGTTGCCCAATCGGAGCGCGTATCTGGCCACTCATAACGCTATTGACAGGACTTTCTCAGGTTCCCTCAGATTTTATATGCCGGGAGAAGCCCACGGGCTGACCAACGCATATGCCTGCCATTTTCATTGAGAAGAGGGGAGAAAGTGCTACAATACTACCCAAGTCGGGCGCTGACAGCTTCTTTCTCCCTTACTTCCCCATCTGTCGGCTCGCTGAGCTTGTCACTCGGACCGACTTCCCAATCCTAATTCCAAACCGGAATCAATGCAATTCCCTTGTGACGTACTCTTCGTAGCTGTCGATGTACTGGTCATTCTCGTCAAACCAATCCTCGATCATCTTCAGGAAGAAGTTCATTGTGTTGATCGCATCATGATCCTTGCCGGAAAACTTGCTGTGGCTCTTCAGGAACCACTCGTTTAGCTCATCCGGGGTCATGATATTGAAGGTAATCTCTTCTAATTTCATCTCAAAATCCTGTGAATTCTAGTCTGCCCGACTCACCTGCAGCCCGGCGGGAGAGCATGGTCTCATACTCCAGCTTGTAGTGCGCGGCAATCTCCTTCTCCGCTTTGTGGAGGCTCTTCGCCAGGTTCAGGTCATTCCGCTTCTCGTTCAGGATTTCCACGGTCCCGGAGCCCAGACGTTCCTCTGCCCAGCGCTGAAAGTCGTGCGGGTTGCTCCCGAGCTTCTGATGACACCCGAAACAGTGCGCGAATGCGTTGTCTGGATCCCAGCGTAGGGACTTGTTCCTGCGCCCGAAGTAATGACTGCAGTGGAGCCCCTGGGAGTTCTGCGGATACACCTTCCCGCAATGTTCACAGGTCCAGTTGCTGCGCTCCCTCACGCACCTACTAAACCACCTATCTGAAGAGGCTATTTTCATTTGGTCTGACATCCCACGCTAAATTGTATTTTAAGCACTGTATCGTCCACAGAGCCCGCTTTGCATCCTGCGGCTTCATCCGTTTACTGTAAAAGTGAAGCATCTCGATGCTAGATTTCTTGTTCATGAGCCCGTTCCGCGCAATGATCTCCTTGATCTCACGCTGGATAACGTAGCTCATCTCAACGACATTTCCGCCCTGCTCGTTGCCTGCTTGCTCCGCCATGATTCGAACCTCATCTTTCGGACCTCGATCTGGAACCGTAATGCAGTGGCCTGCTCCACGGCCTCCTTGATGCCCTCTAGTAATTGTTGGTACTCAGGATGAGAGTAAGCCTCTCGCTCTTGTTTGGCAATGGCTAACCCTGGCTCCTTAGCCTCTGCATCGGCCATTAGGATTGCTTTTTTAGACTTACGAAACTCAATCAAATAAGCCCGATTGGCCTCCGCTTTCGCGTAGTCTTTTGTCAACTGCTCGAATTCTTGCCAGCTTTCTGCGCTCATAACTGATCTCCACATGAGTTTTAACGAGCGAGCGGAAGCGCTCCGGCACATCGTCCAGAGCCTCCCGGCGCTCTTCTTTGGTGTCTAGCGACATAATGTATGCCGCCATCTGTCTAGGTTTTCCAGATAGCCCAGCCATCTTCTAGGCTCCGGCTGGTAGGTCTGAAGTCCGACTCATGCCTCCTGCAGAAGCTGCAGAGATTCGTGAGCGTCCGGCGCATATCATCCTCATCGGAGAAGAACAGGCACTCATCACTGCCTTTCTCAAGCTCCAGAAACGCCTTCAGTTCCTTAGATCGCGGCCTGAATGATTGGACCGGCTTCTTGATTTTCTTGATTCTCAAAACGGTACATCCTCGAAGTCAACGTCTAGGGTTTGAGCCGGAGCGGCTGGCTTTGGCTGATCATCCTTCTTTTTGAAGGAGAAGCTCAGCAGTGGCTTCTTGGGGTTGTCGGAAACGTCATTCTTCCAGACATTGATGAAATACTCCTGACCATCAATATCACAGTTCCCCGTGAAGTGCGGGTGCTTGTCTGTGGTCCTCTTCTGATTCTTCCAGACCGCACCGCGATTGGTTTTATCGTAACTCATTAGTAACTCTCCTGATTGAGCGCCGAGACAAACTTCTCCTTGATTACCTTTCTCTCGGCAGTGGTGAATGGCCCACCCTTAGATGGAGCCCTAAAAAGCAGTTGCTGATCGTCCTGCGGTAATCCAAACCACAGCTCAGCAACCCCGTATAGCTCTTCAAGGTTCTCTTCTCTGGAGTACCTATCAATTGCTTCTTTAACGTCCTGAATCAGCCCGTGATTGTTCAGGATCGCCTGAGTGTTATCCTGCATGAATTGATCTAGCTTCCAGCCCTCATCACGGGTATGGCTGTAACGAAGCTCGTTGCCGCTGTAGGCACGAAGCTCCACGACACCCTTCTCATCGGTCAAGCCTTCCCAGCGTAACTTCAGATACTTGGGCTCCTCGCCCTTCTTTAGCTCAATAACGATGTTGGGATAGTCGTACAGTTCCCTGCCTATCCCCAGATTGAAGCAAGCCCGCTTGAACGCATCAGACGCTGCGCCCTTCTCGGACTCGAAGTTGGATGGTGTGCCGACATCCTGCACCCACACCCATTCCTTGATCTCTGGGTTGTAGATACCTACGGAGCAGTACAGGTTGCCATCAATGACCTCATGCTTGCGCTGCCAATAACCCGGACCAACTACATTGTCCAGACGGTTCTGATCTACGCGAGCATCCTTGTAAGCCAGGTAACTAACCTTTTCGCCAGACTGTCGGCCTAGCCTGAATTCCACCTCACTGATTTTCAGAGGCAGTCTGAGTTTGTCGTACATGACGTTCTCCCTATTAAAGTTGAAGGAGAATTGTACGCTCTTTGTGGTAGGGATGCTAGCTTTAGATGTATTCGCCAGTGCGCATCATTTCGGCAAGCTCTATGGCTCGGTTGCCTGTCTGGCGGGCGAATTTGGAATCGAGTACCTCTGCGCCAGCAGACTCCCAATCCTCTGTCGAGATTGCCCACATCAATTTACGAAATTTC